TTACTTATTTTCAGTAGGCGCGTTTTCTGTTGGCTTGCCGCGTCCATCCAACTCACCAACACCCCCAGCTGCCGCGTTCGACGCATGTTTGCCATTATTTGTAGCATCATCTTCCTGCCCACCAAGGTAAGTTTTTATACAATCAACCACAGATAAGATAACTCTCACGATTCGTGAGTTAGCAATCTGCAAGTTGAACGCGGAAACGTTCTCAACGAAACTAACGATATCCGTGATAACAATGTAGCCGCACGCAATCAGCACAAGCGGGACATGTGTGCCGAGATTGACTTTGGCTTGCGCGTAATCAAGCAAAATACACAGTGCGACAATTAGAACGTATGCAAACTTATGGAACAAGCCATCGCGCATCTTGCTGCTAGCCACGCTATGAGTATAGACTGCTTTCGTGAATCCGCTGATAAAATCGAGCAGCACCACTGCACCTGCGAGTTCGAGGAAAAAGAGTTCAACATCATTCATATTTTTTCTCCTTTGTTAATTTTTTTATTCTGGTTGATTATCGTTTGTAACCCATGCGCCGCTAAGGTGTGTAGTACAGTTGCGTGCGTCACCGTCGTAGTAGATACTGCCGTCTGGCTGTACTAGCAATGCTGCGCGACCCCCTGTTAGCGTGATCGTTGAAAGTGATGTAGGTCTGAAACCGTCTGGTATGTACTCATTCGCTTTTGCCCATTGTGCGTCTCCAGCGTTCACGCCGCCGCAACCGTTTACGGTCACAATATTCCCGACTCGCACAACAGTCATTCTGATATCCTGCTGCACGCTCCATGGGATATGCACGTAAACGGTGCTAATGTCTCCGTCGTGCGTGATTTCAGATACTGCTGGCATTGGCTGTTCTGTCTGCTGCTCTTCTTGCGGCTGCCTATCGCTTCTCGCGTATGATTCCCATGCTGCGCGGTCTCCGTAGAATTTATCAAGGTCAAGATTGCCACCGTAGTTTGGTAACGCTCCAGCGCTAGAATATTGGCGCATTGCGCAACTGTAAGCGTCTTCATTCCAAGGCGAATCTTGGTATCCAGTGTGATCGTAGTTCTTATATTGTGCTATCCACAAGCCGCAATTAGTCGCATTACCAACAGCTGCAAGTCTTCCATAGTCTCGCTGACCACCGTAAAGAAGAGGTCTCACTCCTGTAAGGTTGTAGACTGTTTGAGCGCACTGTTGCAAGTATGCTGTATCGTCATAAGCACTGTTGCCGCCGCTTTCAAAGTCCAGTGCGAGCACAGCGCGGCCAACATAGTCTTTTACAGTGTTCACAAAGTACTGCGCTTCAGCCTGCCAGTTGCCTCCGCTAATATAGTGGTATATACCCAACAGTTTTCCGCTACTGAGCGTTGCGTCAGCGTGCGCGCGAAAACACGGATTTGTATACCCTGTGCCTTCAGTGGCTTTAACAATAACAAAGTCAGCTGGCACAGCCGCAATATTAATGCTTGACTGATAGCTTGATATGTCAATGCCGTTTAATGCCATATTCTTCCTCCTTTATATTAAAAAAGCCACGCTGTTTGCGTGGCTTAAAAGTTGAGTTGTTCGGGAATCCCGAACAAGTTCAAAATCTAATCGTGAGTTAATCGTGCGAAAAATTTTATTAAACGTTGATTTTCCGCGGTTTCTACTTCGATTAATCGTGTGCTAATCGTGCGTATCATACTTTCCGCGTTTTGCCCTTATTGGACTCTTACTGTACTTTTACTGTAGTTTTCTGAATTTTGAGCTGCTTATAATAAGCATCCATACTCCGAATCGTCCGCCAAGCGTTGTAGTGCTTAAGAGTGCCGCGCCAAGAGTGATACATTGCGCTGATTTGTTTCCAGCTGATTTCTCCACGGTCTGCAAGGCGTGCCAGTGCGCGCAAGTGCCGTCTCATGCGCTTAATCGTCTTCGGTATTGGACGCGTAATAACCCGACCAGTTTGCGTGTAGTACCATTTCTTTTTAAGCCAAGTAAAGCCATGATGTAGTGACGTAATATAAGTTTTTATCGGGTTGAGCGTCAAGCCTAGTTCGGCGCTCATCTTTTTAATCTCATCGAGTGTTGAACGTAGCTTAAGCAGATCCGAGTCGATAACATACAAGTCGTCCATGTAGCGTCCTGTTGCTTCACAACCTGAGCATTCTTCTATCCAGTGGTCTATGCGTGACACGTATCCCACGGCTAATTGCTGATTCGTCTCTGCGCCTAAACCTAGTCCGCTATCGCATTCCGCGCTCATAAGCTGCTCTAGCCATGGCATGATTCGTTTATCCTGTATGCGCTGTGAGGCTTGCTGTAAGACTTTCTCACGCGGAATACTTGCAAAATAATTCGAGTAATCACACAACAGTATCCAGCCTTGTGAGCCGTGCTTTTTGTAGTGTTGTGCCAACTGTTTGCGTAGTAGTTTTATGGCATACATTTCGCCTCTACCTCGTTGGTTTGCGCTATTGCCGTGAGTATACGAGCGCGTATAGCAAGGTATTAGCACGTTTTTTGAGATTGTCTTCTGTATAACCTTCTCCCAGAATGCGCTAGCTTGAATATGCCGTATTTTGCCGCGCTCCATTATCGTGAAACACTTGCGACGTCCTGTTATTTTGCCGCCGTTAGTCATCAGTTTTTGCGCTTGTAGAGTGTTAAGCATCGCGTCGTTCATGTACTTTTGTACGCTGTTTTTCCACTTTATTGTTTTGCACGCCTCGTACGCCGCATCAGTAAGCGACTGTAGGCTGCTTGTGTTCTCGAACGTTGCTGTTCTGGTTTGCTCAGCGCGATTGCGTTGCCTTTTGATTTGCCTGCGCTTATATCGTGCCTCAACGCGTTTAATACTCATGTGTGATCCTTTATATAAAAGTAGAGTTGGTGTCTGATACTGCTCCTAAAGCCCGACGCGATACGCTATCGGGGTACAAGACGACTTCCATAGCAGCTTGAGAATACAGCATGAAACAATCGCGGTAAGCGAGTGCGATTGCCATGCACTTTTTGGCGTCCGCTGCATCTCATCAGACACTTTTTTACGCTTTTCAGCGATGGGAATTAAACCCCTTCTGCATAGCATTGCGTTCGCACTTAATGTGTTAGTAGGTCTAGCGTTATGCAAAATCATGGGAAAAGCCCGCCCGAATTACTGACATTGTAGTTGTTGTTCGAGCCGTCACTGTTGACAACGGGCACGTTCGACGAGTTGTCAGCGTTCGTGCTAATGGTTTAATCCCCAAAGAATCATTATTTTTGTTTCACTGTTCGAGCGTGGCTCAATTGTGATGCGAGCATTGTGCGCTCTTGCTCAAGTAGATCAAGTAAAGGTTGCAGCGCGTCCATTCCACGCTTCACAGTCCCTAATTGGAAAAGCATCTGCATATCATGCTCTAAATCGACGCACGATGCACTTGCTTCTATTAAATGCTTTTTGCGTTCTGCTAGTCGCATTTCATCTGATGGGTACCATGCGTAAGCGTGCTCAGCCTCACGCTCTAAGCTTTCAGCGTGGCTTGTTATATCTTTGCCAACTAGAAAGCGCAGCGACTTTGGTAATACAGTCTCGCGTTTTATCAGTTTCAATGTTTCTATGCGGATTTTGCTAGCGGTTACTATATACCCTGTGAGGGTTTCTGTTCTTTGTCTTGCGTAAACTTGACTCAATTTAGCTTCTTCCTTAGATATAGTTTGGGGTCGCACAAAGGCGACCCCAAGAATTGATAGATGCGTGTAGCCTACGGCTACCCGATGCAGAAGCATGGGAAAAGCCCGCCCGAATGACTGACATAGTAGTAGCCGTACGAGCCGTCACTGCTGACAACGGGCACGTAAGACGAGGAGTCAGCGTGCGAGCTACGAAGCCAATACCATTGATTATTGCGTTTACGGCTATTATTATCGGTGAAACAAGCCCACTTCTTATACGAGCCAGAAGGTTCACTAGAATAAATAGTAGACCCAAAAGCCTCAATCTCAGACGGCGGGAACACATGCTCGTTAATGTAGCTTTTATCACCGTCTGAATTCGTCCAAGGCAAGCTCATGTTAAGTACATAAGATCTCAAAGACGACGGCATAGCATTGTAGAAGATGCTAAGCCTAATCTCAGCATTAGACCCGATGTAAGTATTGTTTTTGCCCGAAAAGCTAAAAGTCTCAGGCATCAGCTTATCTGGCACAAGCAAAGCTTCGTTTTGCCCATAGTGATTAAACTCGGAAACGGTCCAACGGTAAGTCGTGCCATTTACCGTTTCATCAAAATAGTCACCGACATTCACCATGTAGCGCTTACCGTCACGGATAGCGCGCGCGATAATCTCCGCGCCCGACGAATAATCCTCAAACGGTTTCCAGCCAGGGAGCGGCTCAAAGCTAGGAGAAAGCTGCTTCGGCGACGTATGCGAATTAAACCACTGGCGCGCCTCGCTAGGATTCAAGCCAGCCTGCAAAGTAAGTGGCACGTCCAAACTCACGCCACTATCATCAGTCGCACGAAAATGAATAACCGTTTTAGTAGTCTTAGCAAACTTCTCATCAGGCGTTATAACACGCAAACCGTGATTAGGCTGTTTCTCAAGCCTCACGCGCGAATCATCACAAGACACGTCGTAAAGCTCCACACGGCTCAAATCCATTATTGGCGTAATACGCAAGTCCACACTTTGATTTTTTGCAAGAGTTAGCGAGCTAGCAGACACTGTGAGAGACTTAAGCTTAATATCACCATTACCGCCGCTGCCGCCGTAGAAAATAGGCTGAATCACCGTCATTGCTTAACCTCCTGCTCAAAAACAGTAAACTTCAAATCCGTTGGCTTCTTAACAATTATTCTCAAATCCCCTTTAATGCTTGGATCGTCATCAGAATCCAAGAAAATAGGAGATGCTTCAGCATACAATTTCACTTCATTCTGAGATTTTGGTTTTAAAGAGATAGTCCGCACGCGATGCGTACCAACGATTGAGTCAGAAATTGGAATATTCGCTATGTTCTCTTTAAACTCATCAGCTGTAACAGTAAGAGTATAAATCTGTGATTTTGTAGAAATAGTAATACCGTCCATCGGATTGTTTTGACTAATAAATTCAACACCAGCGCCCGCACGCAAGTATTTACCTTCACGGCACGCTGTTAACGCATTATCCATTGACGCTATCTTATTCTTATTGTTGTCAGCTTGCTCAACAGCACTGTTAGCCGTGGATTGTGCACGCTGTGCCGCATTAGCCGCATCATTGGCTTTGCTCTGAGCTTGCTCAGCTGTGCTACGCGCCGTATCTGCTGTACCGTTCGCCGTACCAGCCACGCTTTTAGCATCTTGAGCCGTCTGCTCAACAGCCTTAAGTCTTGTTTCAGACTCTTGCAAGGCTTGTGTAACCTTGCCTGCCGCCTCAGTAGCTGCTTGTGCAGCACTATTCGCCGTGCTAGTAGCGTTATTAGCCTTGCCAGCCGCCTCTCCAGCTGCCGCCGCTTGAGCGTTAGCCGTGCGAGTGGCTTCAAGTGCAGCCTCTTTAGTCTGCTTAAGCTCTTCGACCGCGCCAACAACTTTAGCAGCGGTTTCTCCAGCCGTCTTGACTTGGTCAAGAACACTTTGAGCTTGCGCCACAGCCGTAGCAGACTCTTGAGCCGTGTGGAGCGCATTGTTTGCAGCTTCTACAGCTTGTTCGCTAGTCTGTTTTGCTTGAGCCACTTCGCCAGACACGTTCCTATAGGCTTGTGCTGCCTCATCGCATTTTTGAGCGCTAGACGACGCGCTAAAGCCAGCACGCTGAGCCTTAACAACTTCTTCTTTTAATGTTGCTAAATCAGTCTCGGTTTGCTTGTTAGCAGCCTCAGTTTTCTCACGAACTGAGTCCGCTTGTTGTGCCGCGCTATTTGCACGCTCAACAGCTTGCTGAACCTTACTAGCCGCATCATTCGTCGCATCCTGCACAGTCTGCTTCATGCTGCTAACAGCAGCATCAGCGCGCGCCGCCGCCTGATCAGCAGCCTGCTTACTAGCATCACACGCTTCAACGGCACTATTAGCACGACTAATCACACTCTGCGCGTCTTGTGCCGCCTGTGACGCTTTACTTGCCGCGCCGCTAGCCGCACTACAAACACTCTCAGTCTTTTGTGCAGCTTGATTAGCAGCCTCAACAGCTGCTTGAGCGTTCTTTGCAACCTGCTCACTCTGCTCAACAAGATGTGCGAACTTATCACTCAACGCGTTAGCTTTACTCGTAGCATCAACAGCGCCCTGTGCCGCGTCCTCAAGCTCCTGCCTGTAAGACTTACCTTCAGAAGAACCGGCATCAAATACCGGACGCTCCACAATAGCAGTAAACGAGCGAGAACACACAATAGTGTTCTCGCGCTTCACTTCAAAACCAAGTGTCACAGTACCCGGCATACGACAAGCCGCAACCGGAACCGGAACCTGCCAAATACGACCGTCATCCGAGTCCTTCGCCTCCATTTTCACACGGTCACCAATAAGCACCCCCGGTTGCTTATTCCAGCATAGGAACACTTCAACAGTTGAGCCATCAACTGGGACACCATTATCAAGAAGCTGCACGCGAATAATGCGTCCGTTCTCATCCCCACCGTTCAACCGAACATCAGGAATAAACGCGTTCGCATAATCGAGCTGAATAACGCTCCGCGTGACATTCTGAAAATCACTCATGTTTTTCACCCTTACTATTAGCAGCCGCCTCAAGCTCCTGCACTCTTTGAGCAAGAACCCTAGTACGCGCTTGCAAACGCGCATTATCTAAACTCAGATTCGCAATCATCAATTGCAAATTCTCAATAGTGATATCATTCTCGGATTGCATAAAGCACCCCTCCTAATAAAAAAGCCGAGCATTATGCTCAGCAAACAATAAAACAAAAACTTCAAATACTATGCCCAAGAATCGTCAACCACAAAACCCTGCGCAAAACCAAAGCGAACGGGAACAACGCCCCCGACTGTTCCAGTATTCTGATCCCAACTCGTTGGCAGATAATAAGTCTGCACAGCCATATTCACTCCACCGCCGCTAATCATGCAAGATTTATCGATGACGGCTTCAGTGAGACTTCGATGAGATAGGCTTAAATTACCAAGAATTGTGAACCCTGGCGCGTGCGCTACGCCTGTTCCGTCATTACTGAGAATCATACGTGCTTGCCCACCACACCACCAGCTAAGAGTCGTATGCCAGTCGTCAGCCTCAAAAGCCATAGTTGGCTCACCCCAGTAGCCAGCGCGATAGCCAATATGACCAAAACTGTTACCTGCAGACGTGGAAAAATGAATGCCATCAGTCATCAAAGCCATGTGCTCGTTGTAAATCATGCCATTATTAATCGTCATGCCACCAATTTCACCACGTGCCACGTGAATATTTGAGTTTGTCAAATCCCACCAGTTAGAGTTCGCGTAATCCTGAATACGACCAGCACGAATAAGATTCGCGTCTAAGTTACCAGTCTTAATCATGTCCGCGCTAAGATAGCCAGTGCGCATATAAGACGCGTTTAAATAAACGTGTCCGCCGCTCAAATAAATGCCCTGCGTCTCGCCATTGTTGGTAAGTTTGTTAAAAATCGACTCCTGCGTTAATGACGCGTTCATTTTTGAAATCACGCCGCCCGCACTATCATCAACAATCTGCTTAACAGTTTTGCCGCCAATCCTAGCTGTTGATTGCAAGCTGAACTCACCAGTGTCGAGATTCCAAAAATTCTTACCAACGGCATCACTTAGAACGCCAGTGTAGATACGGTTCGCGTAAATACCAGACCCATCAGCAAGATTTTTCCAATCCCAATCACCATTAGGTTTCAAAGAATCAGCAACACGCCAGAATCCGCCACCAAGCTGAATAGCCTTAGTTGGATGCTCATCTTCTGGCTTATCGTAAATAAGAATACCTTCGTCAGGTGTAAGATAAGTATATCCTCCACGAGCATTGAGCAGCTCGTTCATACGATTAATTAAATCGTGAACATAAATATTTCCGCAATCTGCAGCCGTATTCCAGTCAGACGACCTCGCAATAAGCTCATCAAGTTTTTGCTGTTGTGCCGCCCTACGCTGCGTATAGGTTTCTTGGATCGTACCAAGAGTTATTCGAGTAGAATCCACAGACTCTAATAAATCTTCCTCGATTTTCAGCACACGCCCTTCAACGCGAATAGGAGGCGTGAACGTAGTATCAACAATTTGAACTACATCTCCAACTCCAACAGCGTCTGGGCTAAATCCTGCTCTACCAAGAGAAACAACATCAGCTTCATAAGATATTTGCGGTTTGCTCAGCTTCTCTAAGCGTTTTTTACCAAGCGACAATAATGTGTTTGGGTCTTCAATATCGTCAAATACGACTTCTGACTCTAGAGGCAAGATACCACCAAGCCCATCAGGGATTCCCCAATTGCTGGTTGCTGCTTCATCTTCCACATACGGCAAATCATTGTTTATTTCAGCAATGCCTATACGTGCTTCAGAATCCCCCGCTCCCATTGTTTTTTTGCGCAACTCAGCGAGCGCCTTATCTGCAGCTTTACGAGCCTTTTCTTCTTTTCGTGCCTGTTCTCTCGCTAATTTGCGGTCAAACGCGAGCGCGCGTTTTTGTTCTCTAGCTAAGCGCCTTTCTTCAGCTTCACGCTGCCGCTCTGCTTTTTTGAGTGCAACGAGTCTTTTATGTTCTGCTATTCGTTTTTGTCTAGCAGCGCGTTTTGCTAGTCTTTGTTCTCGTTTTTTTTGTGCAATAAGTTTTCTTGCTGCTTTGCGTGCGGCAGCTTGTTGTCTTCTTGCTTCGGCTGCTGCTTTGCGTGCGGCAGCGTTTGTTGTTTTTTGTTTGTGTACACGCGTTCTTGTTCTTTTATTAGTTTCAGGCGATGGCGTATATGGTGTGTATGGTGTTACGCCGCCCCAGCCGACATATTCATCACTCATTGTTCACCTCGCTTTGATTTAAGGTTATGTTGGTGCCAACTGTTTTTATGCTGCTTGCTGCATCATTAGATCCGTCTGCTGCTTTATCGGGGGTTGAGTGGGAGATTGTTTTTCCCCATACGTATAGTCGTGTTACGACTTGAGCTGCGTCGATTGTTCTTTTGATGCTTTTTAAGTCGCGCGCATACTCGAATCTTTTGCTTGGGTCTTTTGCTCCGCGATGTTCTATAAGGTTTACGCGTCGGCTGACGACGTGATTATCGTCAAGGGTTACGCTAGTTTCTAATTCAAGCCCGCATTTTTTGCATAGTGCTTGAATGGCTTTGAGCACTGTTGTGTGGTAGAAAGCGTAATCAGAGCGTTGTTCTAGAGTGCCGTTTTCTACTCGCCCAGTATCCCATCTAGTAGGTTCTAGTAAAGCTGATAGGCACCCTTGTGCGTTAGTGTCCACTACTCGTAGATCTTCAACATAAACATCGTTTAGCTCAGCTATGCTGTTTACGCATTGAAAAGTCGTGAAAGGCACTTCGTCGGCTCTAGATGCTTGAACGGCTTGCGCTAAATATTCAGCGCCCAATCCTTGAGAATCTGTGAATACGATTCTATCGCCTTTGTTAATACCATCATCACTACAAGTTATGTCTAGTGTGTCTACTCCGTCTACTCCTCTAGTTCTTTTAGCGTGAGTGACGCATTTTAATATTCCTAGTAAAGAATCGTCATGCCCTACATGAAAAAATCTCATTTTTATTCTCCATACACGTATAAAGGTGTAAATGACATTGTTCCTGTAGCTCCTGTAATGCTAACGTGATTTAAACCTGTGGAAAGTGGGAAAAAATCGCTTTGCAATGATGGGACTATAATATTTCCGTTTAATTTGACGACTCGTGTTTGTGGAGCCATGTCTATAATTAGGTGCCCCCCATCAACTAAACCTGTGAAAGAAAGCATCTTAACGGATTCTGTTGTCGCAATAAGAACACTTGTGTCAGATACTCGTAAATCGAATTTTGCCCAGCACGGTCTATCGCCTTCCACAGTAAAGTCTGTTTCCCCGCCAACAGCAATAACTTTTGTATCCCCATAGGCTAGAGGCGCTGCGATCATCACAAGGTCAAAACTGTATTTCGCTGTCGTACCATAAACGTAAATCGGTTTCCAATTTTTAAATTGGATAAATCCCTGCCAGCAAGGTTCGTACGCAAACTGTACTGTAGAAATGCTCCCAGTAAGCGCTGCAAGCTTGCGTTGTAAACTAGCGATATCCTCTACATATCCTATGGTGCATAAAGATATCGTAACCGTACGCTCCTTTAAAGGAGCATTACCGTCTTCATCTCTAAGAGTAGTATCAACAAGCATTGTGCTGCCTGGCACTCGTTGGAATTTTGTGATTGCTTCAGGAGCACTAACCCTCATACCAGGGTGAGTCATTAGAATACCTAATTCGTCGATAGGGATACCATTGATTTTTAAAATATTTTCATAACTCATTTTTCACCGTCCAAGCTCACTAAGCCTGTTAAGCTCTCGAGAAATCGGAGACGCGAGCATTCCTGCCATAGTTTCGCGCCCATTTGCGTCCAACTTGAGTTTTATGCCGTCGTCAAAAACACCTCGAATCGCATTAGCGACCGTCTGAGAATCCCCGCTATTACCAATATGCTCATTAAGCACACGAATATCAGAACGCAAACCCTCAACTGTTTTAACAAGCATCACGTCGCCACTACTAGAACTCATCGGTTGCATCGATTGCGCGCCACTATAATTGAGCCTGTCAAGCATACTTACGCCTAGACGCTGCACAGCTGCCGCTGTCATAACATACTCGCCGTTAGAAAGCATCGCTGGGATACTGTCAGACGTGCCAGTACCAGCCCCGTACACGACGCCACCGTGCGCACGATGCACTCGAGCGTTAATATTCACGCTTGCGCGATTAATAGCATTGATCGCACTCCAAACGCTTGACGCGTCAGCATAAAAATGCACAGTCTTATTACTTACCTTAGCGGACTGAACCTCATTATATTTTTGCTGAAAAGCATTTTTATTGCCTTTAATAACGACCGTTTTATCTGGGATTTTAGACGTGTTAACATCACTAATAGCCTTCTTCGCAAAGCGAGGATTACCTTTAATCGTTAACGTTTTATCTGGGATTTTAGACGTGTTAACATCACTAATAGCCTTCTTCGCAAAGCGAGGATTACCTTTAATGACGACTGTCTTATCTGGGATTTTAGCAGCTTTCGCACCAGCAATCATAGTGTCAAAATTGCGTTTATCCCCCTTAATGACGACTGTCTTATCTGGGATTTTAATTTTTTTAACCCCATTAAGACCTGCTTGAATCTGTTTAAGATCAGGCTTTACTCTAGCTTTAATATCAGGCAGCTTCATCTTTTTAACAGCCGCATATACAGTTTGTAACTGTTTCTTATCAACTACAATCTGCATTTTTTTACTATCAAGCTTCGTCTTAGTTATTTGTTTAATAGCTTCTAACGCTTGCTTATTGTCGCCACTAATTTGGAACTTGCCGCCCTTAAGCTCTTTAACAGCAAGATTTTGCCTCTTAAACACTTCGCTAAAATCATCTTTAGCCGTGATTTTAGATTCAACATTAGAAGATTTAACTTCGTCAATTAAGCTCTTAAGAGAATCTCTTGTGAGTCCCCAACTTTTAGCTAATTTTTCCGCCTGCTCTTTACTAAGCCCCATTTTTGAAGCAATATCAATAAAAGCTGAGCTACCCTTCTCGAACAAGCCCGTAATAGTATTGAGGCTATCACCGTTCGACGCCATAGCTTCAGCTGTTGTAAAACATTGTTTGGCTAATCTAGACAACGCGTCCATATTTTTATCAGCTGCTTCAGTATTATCCATCCAATGTCTTCCTGACTCAGCTGCTGCTTTACCCGCATCGCGAATAGCTTTATCCAAATCAGTAATACTGTGTTGAGCGTTCATTGTGAAGCCATAATACTTCTCAATCGCTTCCACATTATTGTTTAACGCTTGTGCTTGAGCATTAATAGCATCTTTGCTGGCTCCGAATTTTGCAGCAAGAATATCCTCAACTTTTGCGACTTTAAGGACTTCCCCACTGTTTTTTGCAGCAGCATCAGCGCCCCTCATAAGCGCATCAGTGTGTTGAGATGCTGCAATCACATTAGCTTTACGCTGAGCCTGTTCCTCCTTAAGAGCAGCATCAGCATCCTTAATGCTTTTCTTAGCCTGTTCATACCCCTCTTTAAGCACATTGATGGAATTTCTAGCTACAATATGATCCGCCGCTGCGTTTTGCCAAGTTTTATTCAAAGCCTTATTGAAAGACGCGATGGATGTCTTGCCGCCTCTAACAGCGCCAATGAACGTATCCATACTCACGCCACAGTTTTTAAGCGCATCTGTAAAGCTCATGGTGCCTTTTGTAAACCAGCTGACACCATCATTACCTTTTCTTAATTCGTCAGCAAGCCTACGATACACGTCGCCACTATCACGTGCTGTATCTTTTAGAGCATCAGTCTGTCTTTTTGCCGCGTCCGCCTTAGCTTGCCATGAAGCAAACCCAATAGCAGCTACAGCCAATGATGCTGCCAGCACGCCTGTTGCTACAGCACTTAATCCCAGTACACTTGCCCTAAATTCACTAATCCCTGCTTTAGTTCCAACGATTTTGTACCAAATATTAGAGAATGCTTCAGTTGCTGTTTTAGACAAATTTCTAAAAGCCAACTCAAGCCCCATGCCGAGCTTTGTGGTTCTTAGCATTGTGAACAATGTTTTGATTTTGCTGCCAATAAAATCAAAGCTTTTAGCGATAAGACCATTGTAACGTTTGCTTTTAAGATACAAGTCGTATAGTCCTGCACCCAAGCCAGTTAATGCTGTGATCACAACAATTGCTTGCTGCACTCCAGACGGTAGTGACGCAAAAGCATTTACTAAGTCTGTAACAGCACCAACCATGCTGCTAATAATGCCTTTCCCGCCGCTGCCAATCTTAATAAGCATCGCGTCCCACGCGTTGCCAAGACGTGTTACTTGTCCTTTAAGGTTATCCATTTGAGTTGCAGCGACGCGCCCTGCGAATCCCTGCTGGTTAACCATCTTCGTGTACTTTTCAACAGCTTTTGCCCCTCCCTCGTATAAGGTATTAGCTGTTGTTAATGCTGCGTTAGAAAAAATACGACCCATAGCAGCATTGCGTTCTGCTTGTGTCATTTTGCCGAGTTTATCGTGCAATTGTTGAGCTACGCTTGCAAGTCCAACAAATTTTCCGTTAGAATCATAAATCTGCAAGCCCAAGGCTTTCACCGCGCCCTGTGCTCTTATAGACGGTGCAACAAGATTCTGAAGCATAGCATTAAACTTCGTACCAGCGTCAGAACCAACCAAGCCCTTAGATGCAAACAGTGTGAGCGCACCAACAGTCTCCTCAACACTCATTCCGAGAATATGAGCGTTAACACCAACGTTCTTTAATGCTTCGCCCATGTCTTGCACGCCACCCTGAGCCATGTTTGCGCCAGCCGCAAGTAAATCGGCAACATGAGAAGCTTTTTCTCCACTCAGCCCAAACTGATTTAATGCAGACGCTGTAAGTTCGGCTGCGTTAGCCGCGTCCATCTCACCTGCGGCAGCCAAGTCAAGAGCGCCCTTCAAGCCGCCGCCAATGATATCTTTAACACTGACGCCTGCTTTGCCGAGTTCGTTAATAGCGTTTGCAGCTTGTGTTGCAGAAAACATTCCGCTACGCCCAGCTTCAAGAGCAGCTGTTTCAAGTTTCTTTAACTCGCCAGCATTTTCTGTAACGTTCGCTCTAACAGCTGCCATTGATTGGTCAAACTCAGCAAAACGCCGCACAGCGTCTACTCCAATTGCTGTCGCAACAGCCCCAGCACCAATAGCAAGAGCATTCAAAACGCGCTTCGTTTTCTGCCCAGCAGAGCCAGCGCTTTTTATAAAACTGTCAAATTTGCCAGTTAAATGCGATGCCGTCTGAAGCTTTGCTGAGTAGTCAGCAATATCAGCGGTCATGCGAATAGTAATATTTTCGTTTTGCGCCATTTACTCCTCCTCAACCCCATATGGCACCAGTTTCGCGGTCTGAGAACGCGTGGTACCTGGACGGTCATCTTTCAAATACTTTTCCATCGCTTGCTCACGCATCGCGCTTATAAAACATGTTTCGATCTTCGCGCGCGCAAACGTGTCATTTACTTTCAAATAGTCATGGCAGAAACTAGACGGCATACCACACAATGGGCAAAGAGTTGCGTTCTCATATTCTTCTAACGCAATCATCCACGCACGCTCTGTTTCGTCCCATTCGATTGGATCTTCATCTGTTGGCTGCCAGCCACAAAATCGCTTATAAGAAATCCCCAGCCTGCGTGCTATTTTCAGCTGTTCTACCAAGCTGGGGAAATATTCTAAATAAGCTGCGTTAATTCTTTTGGGAACGCGGTAGTAGGCTCGTTGAGATTTTGAATTGTTGTAATAATGTCTGTAATTTGCGAGTCTGCAAGCTCTGGCAGTAATTGTTTTACATCATCATTGCTTACGCTTCGTTTGCTCATCTTGTATTGTGCTTTAACGATCATTGCGGGAAAAGCATCTAAAGCCGCTTCTTTGACGTTAGTTGTTGGGGCATCTTCGCCTTCCTTAGTTTCTGTATTCTTGAGAACGAATTCGCTCCACTTAGAGTGGTTTAAACCTTGCAAAGTTATAGTGATTACGCTACGGTCTGCGACTTCTTTTGTCTTGTGAATTTCTTCTAGTACTTCATCTGCTGAGCGTCCGTCGCGAATGGCATTCGTCTCATCTTGTTGCATGAGAACGAGTTCTTGTGTGAGCATGAGCGTTTTCTGCAATGCTACAAGGTCAGTTACGATATCAACAGTTAATTGTGGTCGAGTGTATTTAATAGGCATAATAAAACTCCAAATAATAGGGGGAAGGGGTATGTTGTGGCGTTAAAGAGTAAAGGCGTGTGCGAGGAAAGGAACAAAAGCTCGCACACGCTTCCCCTATATTTCTCACCAGCCGCCACAAGACTAGTGAGAAAGAATCATTACTGTTGTGGAGAACCCGACACTACAGCAGAAGATGTAGTAGTCACACCAGCAGACGCTACGACAACGCTTTCCTCATCAGAAGAAGAAGGATCAGCAGCAAAATTAATCAAACTCATCTGTCGATTATCTTTAAACGCTGTCTTCAAACCAATAGTCGCTGGGAATACGCTAACAACATCGCCTGCAGCAAACTCTTCAGACGCCTTCTTGCCGCGCCTGCGCACAAAGAAACCGCGAGCGCCTTTGGTTAGTGCTTTAATGGCTTCGTTGTACTGTGTTGCGTCTTTAGTGTTCGTATTATCGATGACGTGCAGTTTGCCGTTCTCATACTTTTCCATGCCGTTAATCTTTCCTGCTACCGCATAGGCTTCGCGTTCATCGTTAAAAGTCTCCTGCGAGTGGTCAAGATTAAAAGCGTCATGAGAACCCAAGTAAATACTCAAATCAATATTGCCAGCTTTTTCCAATTCAGCCACGGTCGGCTTATGAATATCCGCAATACCGTTTGTTGCTGGCACCCAAATAGTACGGTGTAAGCCAGCCGCGAGATGTGTTGGGACTTTAGCAATTTCAACTGTCATAATGTCTCCTAAATATTAAATGCGAACCGCCATTCGACGACTCGCACAACATAATTCATGTTTTGTTTGAGATTCTTCATATCCCCTGGGTATGAGCCAGAATCCCTATAGACGCTCATGCCTTCAATGTTTTGCAATTTTGCCGTTTCAACCATATCTATGAGTTTTTCAGCGAGTAGATCGACGCTTAGCTGTGACGCGTTGACAATGCGAGCCTGTATGAGTGCGTATCGCAATCGTGTCTCGCCAGCCTCACAATGGAACCTATTTTGAGGTTTTACTGTGAAAATAACCCATGGGGGGAGCGTTGTTTTAGAGAGCGGTGCTTGCCCATCTTCGTAACGTTTCCACCCATCAGGTAGTTTTATGATGTTTAAAGCCTCTTTTCGAGCTTCGAGGAAAGTTGTCATATCTCAATACCAACCTTTCTCATTTCTTCAAGCATCGTGTCAAACTCAGGCTGTGCATACTCGTAGAATTTGTGAGTGCCGCCACCATACATAGATCCAAAAAAAGCAAAGTTAATAATGCTACCTGGACTACCTTTTAGAGGCGCTACAGTAGCTGTAACTGTGTGAAACTTTTTCTCAATCTCATATGCGATAGGTGTTCTGCGAAAATACCAGTAGTGCGACTTTGCTAAATCAGCTTTAACAGCTTTTTTAACATTAAGAGCCGCGTGAGTAACGATTTTTTCAACCTGCTCATCTTTCATACGAGCTGTTTCATTTAGCGTGTTTAAAAACCGTGTAAGCTCAGAAGATTCAAGACGAAACATTGTTTTCCCCTGTCTCCACTGTCTCAATATTCGCGTTTAATACCCAGCGTTGCGCCGAGGTAAACGTTTTAGAGCTAGTATTTAACGCCAGCTTAAACACGCGATTCTCGAGATTTTTGTTAACACTGTGAAGAACCTCTACAATGTCGCCTGGCTCAAGCCCTTTGGTGCGCATAGGGAAATGAACCCCCAATGTAGAGGAAAGCAAAGGAGAACCATAGCTTACCTTATCGCTTAATCTCACACCGTTTGCAGTATTAGCACTATTTGCACCGTTAGAATCGTAAGCTTGCAGCTTGCATTTGCCTTCATATATTTTCATATATGACGGTTTTTGCAATGCAGTTTGCTCATCTAGCGTGTAACCTGTTATCCGCTTCACCAGAACCGTATCAACCATAAGCTGCTCTGCTGCCTGTTGCGCGCGACGAACAATATTAAAAATACTCATATTATCCTCACCGCCAACCCAGTAGAACCAAACCGCGAGCGCAACATTTTGCATGTTGCTTCAGGTAGTTGCATGACGTCTATAAGAGCGTTTTCACCTTGCGTGTAACCAACTTGATAGTCGTCAATGCGCTCGTAAGATATACCAGCGTGCGTTTGAAGCCCACCGTTTTCTGTTTGTGCCAAGCCTGCGGCAACCATTGAGCAGCATAAGCGCTTAATGTCTTCTGGAACGTTCGTGAACCCAGCTGTGAATGTTATTTGCACGGTAGTTGGCTCAGTAGGAGAAGCCCAATCTTTGTCACGATATAAAGCATCTCCAATTAGTTTCCAACTATTGTCAAGTACTCCATCAACTAGAACAGATTCAACGCTAATGACGGGGCGAAACGGTAAAGGCTGGCGTTTACGATCTACACCTGGCAAAACCACCGTATGTGTGCCTCGTATGATAGGGGAACCAGCGGCAGCTGTAATGCTGCTGCTGGCAACCTCTAATAGTGCTTCAGCTTCCGCCTCACGCCCGTCAACCTGCACTTTGAAACGGCGGCAATCATCTATCGTCGCCAAGCTCATAATCAGGCAGTCCTAGAAACAGAACCAGTAGTAGTGAGTTCGCATGTTGCTAAAGCTTCAGGACGAATCACCTTAGCACCGTACACGAGCAAACCTTTAATAAGATCGCTAAAGCTTTCTTCTCTACGCGTTGATTCCATTTTGGAAATCTGTTGCGCGAAGGTAGTAGCAATAGTAGAACCTGCAAGCATAGTATGCTTCGTATCAGTATTGCCTGGCATACAATTAGTCTGATACACGGTGAAACCATCCACGTTACCAACGAAACCATTATGCAATGTTGCGGATTCAACAGCAGTGTTCTTAACAAAGCGATCGTCCAAGAGCAGCATTCCATAAACATCTGGGTCAACTACAAGGAACCTACCAGTAGTTGGGATATTCTGCTTACTCAGCCTCACGCCAAGAGAAACAATGCTTTCATACACGTCTTCTGGCTTCGTGTAAGTCTTCTTCAAAGCCTTACCGGCGGCGGCAGTAACCATAAGTCCGCCAACATACTTATCAACTTCAGCCGCAAGATTATATGCGGCGCGCTCCTGGAATTTGCCTCGCAAATCATCGCGAGCCTGAACTGTGTCCAAGTCGTCTACTTCAAAAGCAAACGCCTTAGACTGGTCAATCTTAAGTACACCAGCATCAATATCAGTAACAGGCTGAATTGTTAGCTTGCCATACTTTGTATAATCCTGAATCTGAATATCACCAATACCAGTAATATGCACGGTATCGCCGTACGCTTTAATCTCGCCTTCATGCTCACGATTTGCCAGATTTGCAAACACGAGAGAATTCTCAAGAGTGACAAGAATATTAGCACTCCATATTTCTGGGATAAAATTGTTAAGACCCGTCATATTTTCTCCTTAAGTAATTATTATTTTTTGCCTTCTAGAATGTTGCGCAGCCTGCCTTCCGCGTCGGCTTTCGCAATCTCGCTTGGTGCCATACCCTTAAGCTGCTCACGCGTAAGCTGCTGAACAGTCTGAGTGCGAGCGCCGCTAGGAGGCGTGCTTACGACACCAGTGTTTTGTTGGCGTTTCGCCAAATATGGACGTTCTTTAACAAGTGCGCCCAAAGCGTTATTGATTTCCTCAGAATTGGTTTCGCCATCATCGGAAACAGTAAATTGTGATAGGTCAAGGAAAATTGTTGCATCAGATGGATTCTCTAATACGCTGGCGGCAGCGGCGCGAATCTCGCTTTTAAGAACACGCTGATTAGCGGTCGCAATAGCCTGCTGCTGAATTTTTGCAAGCTCTTCAGCTTTCTGGTATTCAGCCTCACGCCCCTGCAATTTTGCATACTCTTCTTCCATGCTTTTGTATTTATCGTTTTGCTTCAGCGCCTCTTTGAGCTTTCGCTCAAGATCGCGATTCACATGCTGCTGTGCTCTGTATTTCTCATTAGCTTCTTCTTGAGAAAGCAGTTGAGGACTTTGCTGTAAATCCTCATCTTGTTGAGAATTATTATCATTATTATTTACACCATCTTGCATGGTCTTCTCCTTTCGTTGACTTTTCGTCACCTATAACCCATGCCGTTTGACATGGAATCGGAAATCTTTCCATACGCTTTACGTAAGCCCTTTTCGGCTTGTGCAACGCGCGCTAAATCTTCGCTTTTAACGGCTTCTTGATAAATCTGCTCAGCACGCCTAACGGCTGGGTTTAATGACCACAAGCCACCGACGTCCCCCCTATGCTCATACCTAAATTCGCGAGGCAAAATGTAACCGTTATCTTTAAGCCGCTGCACGGCTTCTTTACGACTCCCAGATGCCCAGCACTCATCAACGGTTAGTCTTCTAAAAGGCTTGCGCGACTTGTCTTTAGCAGACGGCAAAGTGAACCCTTTATCTTTCAGCTGTAATGCAAAATAAGAACGGCTAGACTTGGTAATGCGCGTGCTATCAAGCCTGCTATTCACAATCTGACCAATATCAGCACCAGCACGAATGCTTCTTGCGCCAACTATTCCAAAAGTTTTATTCTGCTCAGACTCGCTCATTCTGTTAAATAGTTCAATCGGAGATGGAGCAATATCCATAACAGATCCAACGTCGTCCAGATTGACAGGCAAGTGATAACAGTGACAATTCATATGGCGCTCAAAACCAGTGTTATAACGGTAGATTTTTCCGCTCAGTACGATGCACCATTTACAAGCATCAGCATTGCAGCAACGGATATACCCCATATGCTTGCGCGTAGCAATGTCAGCTTGCTGCGCTTGTCTAATCACATCTGCTAGATTCGTAGCAACACTAGAGCTAAATAATCCGCCAACACGATCTAACGCTTCGTCTGCACCAATCCCCTCTTTTATAAATTCAAGAGCATGAATAGCGGGGCGGTCAATCCACTCATCTAATGCCACGCCACCCGCGCTATATCCTGAAAAGCTGCGCGCATTAATAAGCCCATCAGGTGCTGAATATTGCCCAATTTCAGCCATAACGTCAACATTTGCATCCAACCCAGCGTTAACAGCCTGCTCTTGAACATCGCTTAATATGTCGGTTAGAGGCTGTTTAATGCGCGCCCATGAGCCACGAATGTTGTTCTTATCCACACGACTCCATGCGTGACGCGCTGCACGTACTGCAACAGCCTCACGAGCAGCCACGCGTCTATGGAACGTGTCCACAGCTTGAAGATTACGCGTCATGCTTCAACTGCCCTGCAATCTTCTCAAGAGTCGGATCACTCATTTCCTTCTCGCGCATAGCAAGAACACGCTCAATATCACGAGGACTCAAGCCAGCGTATTCAGCAACATATTCAAACGGGAATCCAGCTTGGCGCATCTTGATAAGCCCGTCCATCATTTGAGCTTCACTACGATACTGAGGATTAGCAAACTTCACCGTACTATTACGCACAAGCAAAGCAGCACTACTATCACCTTCAGTAAGCATCGCAAGCCAACACAGCTGCTTTACTCCAGCGCGCAAATAAGAGATGCGATCAAGAATCTTATTCACTAAGCCAGCCTCGGCAACCTCATAGCCAGTCGCTGGCACTTCAGTAGACGTAAGCAAATAGTGTGACGGTGTGCGAGTCTCAGCTGCAATATGTTCAACAGCCTTTTTAATAACAGGCAAAAACGCGTCCAATTTTGCTGGCTGCCACTCTGCAATCTTCACATTCTCACCAGTAATCTGATAGATTCTTTCAGTCGCCTGCTTGTCGAGATTGGCTGGCTGAGTGCCCACAAGATTGCCATTAGTGTCATAAACATTTTCTTCAAGCCGCTCCCCGCCAAGGATTACACGAGCTGGCAGAGAAGCAAAATCAAGAGCATTAAGTAGGTAAGCCCAAAGAACGTTCACAGTGTCCTGCATTGCCTCAACTTGCTCAATATCGGATATTGGGGAGCGGTCAAGCATACACTGATTGCGGAACTCAACCATCGGCACAACACCAAGCGGATTAGGCTGAATCGTAGACTCGTCTATAGCCCAATTCTCCACACCAGTAGAACCAAACGATTTGTCAGCATTCTTACGAACAATCACATAACAGTCAGGAAAATACAGCACACCAGTATCAGACCCCTCGCCGCCAAGAGTCAAACCAACAGTAGGCGCGCCCGTACGTGGGTCAAATTCCATTGCGCAAGAATCAGGATTCTCAAAAGTAATATGCGCGTGACCGTCAGGCATTTGAGTAACCAACCCATACGAACGGCGCGCAACCATCATCATAAGAGCAGCTTCACTAAGCCCCCTATCAGCATCAGAATCCTGCCACACACGATGCAAAGAATCAGGCGCAACACTACTATCAGGCGTGATAAAACCCTGGAAATGGATTCTTTCCACAGGCGCTTGAGCAACAGTAGAACACCAATTATCAGAAAACGAGCTAAAGCGATTCTCCATATACTTCTTAAACTCTTTGCTAGTAAATGGCAGCTTCCCGCGTCGCCCTCGAAAATACTCAACATGCTTCGTAATATCCGCTTGACGCCCAATAACCTGCATCAACAGCCTACGAAGCACCACATTCGCATCAACAACATTAAACATCACCTAAGCCTCCTCGCATTCGATGGAGAATAAATAAGATTCCTCTTTTCTTCACCCCAACCGTCCATACGCGCATCACACGCCGCCTCATGCGCAAGAATCGTAGCCACAGCCGCATCAATTTTCCTATCCTGCTGAGGCTTGCCAAGACCATACCTTTCAGCCGTCTTAGGAATACGCCGCGCGTTCACAATATGCGCATTAGTGATAGGACAACCGTCATGCGTAATGCGATGCGTACTCAAATCTTCCTCAAAACGACGCAACGCCTTATAAACAGCCGTAATACGGTTGCTTCCATTCATAACCCACGGAACAAAAACACGCTCACCATAAGCGCGCGCCCAAGCATCAATCTGCGACTCCCAGCTCATCTCATCCTTAAACCCAGGGTCACAATAAATACGCACAAACTTATACTTGTGCGCAAGCTCATCCATAGCCGCAATAACCTCACCACGAGGAATACGACCACCCCACTCTTTAGGATTCCAAATCGTAGGACGCTGATCATAGCCATAGCGCGGCGTGAAAATAAAACCACTCAACGTTTCGAGCTTAAAGCAAGTAAAATCATCGTTTTCAGAACCGTCAAAACCGCCGCACACGCTAGTACCAGCTGGTGGGTTCTCAAGCCATAACTCATGTTTTTTACTCAATCTTGATACCCTCCATAGGCTTCAGCCCACTGTGATTCCTCAATCCAAGCGCCAGCGCCTTGAACAAGACGATTACCAAAAAAGCGTTCAGCCTGTGACGGGTCAGTTTTAAGCAAGCTAGCTGCCTCAGCCTCGATGCTATCCAAATCAACCCAAGGAGAACCCTTATATACGTATTCAAGAATTTTGCGTCGTTCACTACGCTTCAAAAAAGACATTAAAGAGCCATCTTCACGCCTTAACTCAGGCGCTAAATCAGGATTACGGTAAAACACAAAAACGTCAGGGTCGCCGCTTTCTACAATCTGCTGAGCATAACTATTCTCAGTAGGATCATAAGCGTTCGTCCACGCGTGAGTGCGTCCACCCATACCAGCTGCGCCACGACGCTGAGTCTGAGCAACTTGAACCATTCCGTTAGAAGACGTGTATAAGCCAGCCTCATCTTGCTCAGCATCGGTAATAGGATTACCCAAACGGCTGCGAGCAGATGATGTCACAATATCTATACGGTCAAGGTCAGCAGCGTCGCTCACATCGCTATCCCCATTAAGCACGCGAATAAACCCCTCACGTACACGCAAACGCTCCTTTAAAGAACCAAGCAAAACCATAGCCTTCAAAGGGCGATACATATTAAGCACCTGGTCTTCGCTGTTAGCGGTCAGCTGAATAAGAGGCGACGGCTGGGGGCGACCCATAGGCTCCCCTGGCAAATACGCATACTCAAAACCACAAGAGCAGCCCCAGTCAGAGCAACGGTAAACGTCCCCCTTCTTAGCCCAACCATTAAAAACAGTAGGACCAACAGCTTCAGCGGCAACAAACGCCGCCGCACACGGTCCCTTACCAGTCTTCTGAGGCGCCACACACAACGTTTGACGATATGTGAACGCTTGATTTAAAACCATAGGATTATCAGTCGTAACCTCTTCAGGCGGCACAAACTTAGCATCCTCACGGATACGCCAACGGTTAGCAGCAAGCCAAAACTGCCAGTCAGCAAGCACAAACGGCTTACCACGATTAAAACCATCAGGCTGTTTACAATGCGCTTGAATCCACGCATCAATAACGTCAGCAAGAGTAGGGAAATCCACATGCCAATTATCAGAACTAAGCATCATCACCACCACGCATACGACGAGGCAAAACACGAACACCATCAATCACGCTCAAATCACGGGCAGAATCAACAACAGTATCGCGACGAATACTCCAACCAAAACCAGCCATAGCTGCTTCGCTTAAACCAATACGATCAGCGAAACGCGGCAACAAGCCACGGTCAGCAGCAGACGCGCCAGCCTGCTCACAAATCACAAGCTGACGCGCATATAAGGCAATTTCAAAAAACATGTAAGAATATTCAGGCATACTCCACGCCTCAGCCTGCGGCAAGCTCCATAAATGCCTCCAAACAGTCTTCTCACGGCTAGCAAAACGCTTTTCGCCATTAGAATCCCTAACTCCTTCAGCGTCAACAACACGAAACGGAAGCAAAGGGAACTTAGGTATTTCACCAGCAAACCCATCAGCAGAAAGAACTAAAGCTTTAACACCTTTTCGCAAACTATTACGCGAATGCGGATCAGGCGCGGGACCACTACGAACCCTAGCTCCACCACGTCCAGAACCCATAAACCCTCCAAAAATGCTAACGTTTTCAATGTTTTTAGCGCATTCGCGACACTCGCGGATTTTTCAAAAAATAGATAGACCCAATTATTTGCAAAAAATCCAAAATCATTGGTATTTCGCCGTTTTCCCCAAATCTTTTGAACCCAGCGCAACAAAAAGAGAGTTAGGCAGCGCCTCCGTAAGTCGATACCGTATACCCCTATCCCCCATGCTTTTTTCGGGGTCTTTAGGCGCGTTTTTTGCAAACGTTTGCAGGGGTTATATCCGCCGCGTTTTTAGAGCGCCTTACTGGTACTGCTGTAGTCTGGCGCCAGCTGGACGTGTGCTCGCGGTTTTGATGTCGTGACACTTTTTGCATAAAGCACGCATGTAACACAAAGCATTTGGGTCTTTGCCTTCAGCGATAAGCTCGAAACGCTCAAGCGGATAATGATCAGCGATTGTGGCTTTTTGTGTACATAAGCCTTTGTGTGCTTTGCATCCTTCGCACTGACAGTAAGGATGGAGTGCTAGGAGCTTAGCTCTTGCTTTCCTGTGTGAGATGCTTTTATATGGGGTGCGGTCGGTGGTGTGTCTGATGCGCTTGAGACACTCTTTGCACGCACGGTCTTTGGTGGGTATGAGGGCGGGACATCCTGGAGTGGGACACGGCTTGAGCATGAGGGGGGGTCTTTCTATATGTGCGTATATATATGGTGCGCGCCATGCGCTTGTGGTGCGTATGCTTTTGCTTTTATGCGCGCGCGGTTTTGCTTTTTGCATACGCTTTTATATGTGGAGGTGCTGCACTGGGTGGAGGTATGGGGGGTTCTATGGGTATATGAAAAGGGGGCGGCTTTGACTGCCGTCCCCTTTTGTGAAGTCTTTTGTCTTTATATATACTTATCGCTTTGCTCTATGCTATCATGTGGCGGTTTTAAGCCCGACACGCCGTACTTGACTATAGTCAAGGGTGCGCGTATAGTAAAGAATGTCAACAACGAAGAGCGAAAGCTCAAAACAAGGAGTTAAAAATGGTATTAATGATTCAAGCTCAGGATTTCTGCGCAATTCTTTTCGCAATGAATATTGCATACTTTGTAGCCGATGCTTTCAAGACCGATTGGAGCGATTGGCGCAAAGCCTTGCGCGGTATTGTTTCTCTTTTCTTCGCTCGCTATTTGCCGATGATGGTCCTTCTGGCTGTGGCTTTTGTCAACTGCCCTGTGGTGTGCTAGGAGGGCGAGATGCAAAATATTGAGTATTACTGCAGCGATTTAGAGGACTTTTTGGAAGACAATTTTCCAACTGATGCAGACAGCTTGGAGTGGATGGCTAGTGGCGTGAGCGTGTACACGGAAAGGCTGGCTAACGCTCTTAAGCTTTCAAAAAATGCGAATAATCGCATGATTCGTCCTATTTGGCAAAAGCTCTTTTTCTTTTCTCGATGGGTTTTGAAGCATCCAGAGAGCGTACTCAATGATGAGTTTAGAGCGGGAGTCCTTTTCGCTGTTACGCAAGTGTATCAAGCGATGGAGTGGGGGCTTATATAAAGAAAGACCGTGGTGCGTCATTGTCAACAAGGACGAAAAGGATATAATCGCCCTTTGCACCACGGCTTTACTAGCCTATCACGCGACACGCCGTACTTGACTATAGTCAAGGGTGCGCGTATAGTAAAGAATGTCAACAACGAAGAGCGAAAGCTCAAAACAAGGAGTTAAAAATGATTACGCTACAAGATGTTAAGCATTTAGGCATTACAAACCAAATCAACATCACTCGTGACTTGGGCTTGCTTAATGAGCATTTAAGCAAGCTTATAGATTTTAAAAATGCTCACAAAACTTCTGACAGTATGCTTTTCTATGACTACTCAGAGAGTCACGACGACAATGGCGTTACGTACTCTTTTGGCGGGTATTGCGGTTATATAGATTTACACTTATCTAATGCCGATATCTTGAAATGGCGCAAAAATCACCCCGAATGCTGCTGTGAACGCGTTAGGGACATTATCACCATGAATTACAACGAGCTTTCTGCTTATGCAGGGATGAAGCATTGCAACGAGCTTGTGGGGCATGAAATCCTTTGCGTTGCTGCAGCGTTGGGCGATATGTCTTTGAATGTAAAAAATAACGCTTTGATTTCCCTTACATCAAACACTTTGACACAGCTTGGGCTATATGTAGGGCATAACAAAATACTTATGAGGGAGTTGAAGCACACTGCAAAAGTTGTTGCAGATGCTTTTGATGAAGTTTTTCAAATTGTTAAGTAAAGGGCATTAAAGCCGCACACGTACAAGTAGCATAAAAGTAAAGCAAAAAGGAGCATAAAATGATTACTGTAAAAAGCATTAAAAAAGAGTGGATTTGGGATTTGGTCACCAGTGACGATGAGCTTAGAGCTTACGCGTGCGACCCAGACTTTCAAGCGAGAAAAGCAGCCATTACCGATGCTGTACTCAGGAGAGAAGCAGAAGGTTATAAAGTCTTTGGCATCATGGCTACAAAAAAGCGCCCCGATGTCTACGACTTCTATACAAAGATGCTAAGAGAGCAAGCTGTAGCGTGTGTAAAAGATGCCTTGCGTAATCCTCTTGAGCCTGTGCTTAAGGATGGGGTGATGACGATTTGCCTTTATGTACTCAACTGCGGCTTTGTGACTTCTGATCCTATCAGGCTCACTTACTGCGTGCACCCTGTTACTTATCTTGAAGACAACCTGGATAAAAGCAAGTCTGAGCTTGGTATGCGTTTACTTTACGCACTTGAGCAAAGCGGCCAGCGTATCAGCGTGTCTTTTACATACCCTGACAATTTAGAAGAGGACGAGTGCGATTTCATTAGTAGATATGATGGGTATGATGAGCTTGTAAACACTCTTGTAGATGCTGTGCTAGAGCGGCTTATGGGACACACGGGAGAGATTTGGGACTAGCGCAACGCGCCGCCGCTTGCGCGCGCGTCACGTGTACGGTACCATAAAAAATAAATCAAGGCATTTTTTCCCGCATATGCGGGGGTGATCCTTCTGTGTTTCGATAAAAGGAGTCCTTTTGGACGTCTTTCCCGCATTTGCGGGAGTGATCCTTCTATGTTTCGCATGATTGGTTTTGTGCCTTGAAGTCTTTCCCGCATATGCGGGGTGTATGCCGTGCACGAAAGTGTACGGCATTTTTTTATACATGAAAGGACAAAAAATGCGGATAAATGCAGCATATAAGGAAGGGCTGAAAAAAATTTTAAAGACGGGCGACATGTCGCGCGTGAAGCAAGAAGAAAGAGAGTATCTGGACGGCACAAAAAAAATCGCTTTTTGGATACTGCCTATAGGTAAAGAGCGCGCGGACACTGTCGTAAAGGGGGTGTATGAGGACGACTTCTCATGCTTTGCGAAAAAAGCAGAAAAAAAGCATGAGCTAGTAGCTCAAGTGACCGACGCTATCAAAGAAGTTTTATCGCGTGCCGAAGAGACTCAAGAGTATGACGAGGTGTCGGGCGATGCTATGCTTGCGCTTATAGAGTGGCAAAAAGCATATAAAGAGTGCGCAGACGCACAAAGAGAGTGTAGTCTCCTCGTCGGTAGTGATAAGGATTTTCAAGCGTGCCACAAAATTGCAGAGCACAACACAACGGACGATGTGCAGCGGACTGCTAGGGTAAAAATGCGGATCATTAAAAAGCGCATCATAGAAGAGAATCGCGCGGTTTTTGAGCGCTGCTATAAGGCACAAGAGGCGCTAGAAGAAGCGCGCAAGGCGATACAGGCACAAGTAGAGACAGAGCCGCTAGAGTACCAGGAGCCGATGGGCGATGAGTGACTATGATTTTAGGGCAAAGAAGGGCGCGCCTTGCTATTTGACTGTGCGCGATGTTGCTATCTTTATGGATGTCAAGCAGCGTGTGGCTGGTCAATACTTGACGGAGGCGCGCATGCACTATAGGTGTGGCACGGTTAAGCCGTCGGATATGCCGTTGCCTGACGCTTTGGCGGGGTTTAAGCGTCAGACGCCGCTTTGGCGTTATGATACTATCCGCGAGTGGCTGGCGCGTCGTCCATATGCGCCCGTACACTTGCCGATATCTGAAGCTGAAGGCTTAGCATTGCTGCGTGAGTATAGCGAAGATGCGAAGGATTAGGGGGCTTTATGGCTTGCCTTAATGTTGTTGTTAGTGAGAATTTTCTTGATAGGTGCATGTCTTTGCAAACGTTTTCAGTTATTGATAATGATTCTCATTAACAATAAGGTGGATGTGGGATTTCGCAATCGTTTCATAATTTATTAAAAAATTTTTAAAATTTCCCCAAAATTTTTTAAATTTTGCAAATTTTTAAAATTTCCCCGATTTTCGCCAAGCCTCGCAAGCAATCTTCCTTTCTCCTCTACTCTTATGTTTTAAGACCATTCTCATAGTCTTGATGAGAACCATTTATTACAAGCCTTAAAAACGTTTAAGACGAACGACTCTACTTGTTCCACGTAAAGATTATGTGATACTAACCCAAACAACAACAGTCAATCGCTTTACAGTAAGAGTTGTTGATAAAACTCTTTGCGCGCGCGGATACTGTGAGTATTAATTGTGTGCGTATGGGATTATTGCAAAAATAGGTTTAGCATGTCGGCGATGTCGGTGACGTGTCGTCATAAGCATAAAATCCAATAATAACAACGTGTTGGCGCGTCGGTGGAGTCGGTTTATATATTAGAGTGTTAGGCTCTGTTTAGAAAATTCGAGGATTCCTCGGATACTTTCGGACGATTTCGGACGGATTCGGACGGATTAATAATTTAACTCTTGGACCGTTTTTGTTGGACTGTTCTAATTAATATTATGCTGTGCCTTGTTTTATGATCCTATAGCGCATGTATGTTTGTGCAACAATACTGCGCGCGAATATGCTAAATGCGTGAAGGCTTGTATATATGACCGGGGTTTTTTTCAACTTTTTTCGGACTTGTTTCCAGACCCCCCCTATTGTTTTTGAGTGCTTTTTTAGCCTCCGACACCATGTCCGCTACGATACTACTACAACCACACTTGCTGCACGTGTAGGTTTTATCCCACGTGTGCGCCGAGGCTGGCGCATTACATTTCGGGCATACCCCTATAGGGTGTTTGATTTCGTCGGGGGTAGTGAGCGTATCATAATCACGTTCTATCGCCTGCCATTCTCGCAAGTCGATTACTGCGGCTGGCAGCTGCGGCACGCGCTTCACATTCTCCCCTAGTATGCGCAATGCTGGCACAAGAGGTAAGCTCGCGTAACGCGCATTAATCTGCCCTAAAACTACACAACATTGTGCATGAATACGGTCAATCAATTTCAACGCGCGAGTATTCAATGGCATTGGCGGCACACCGCGCGACGGCGTATGCCCTAGGTGCGTGAGCCTAACCTGCTTGTAAGCGATTTGACGCACGATAGCAACCTGCGCTGGTAGTGCGCGAATGATTTTCGCGTAAGTGTGACGGCATTCGCGGCATAGGCGGCGTTCGCTACTATCGTGCATCTTGTTCCTTTACTATTTTTTCTTATCTTCGATTGGATTATTGTTTTCGTCGAGGCGTAGGATACGTTGTCCCAGTTCACTGTGTGGCTTGCAATGGAGCAAGTCGTAGATCCATGCAACAAATCCAAATATCACCATTGCGATGAATAGTATTATGCTGATTACCATTATTGTGCCCATCATGAGTTGTTCCTTTCTCTTGGCATATTCTCGCTCTTCTTATTGTACTCTTTCGGCTGCTTTTGCGTCCTCAATCATTTCTTTTAACGCGTCAATAGTTTCATCGGTTGAATCGTAGTTTGACCAAAGGCTTTCCCACACTTTTTTAGCGTTACTAAAATTATTATTGCAAAGAACGCAAAATTTACGAGATATTGTTAGGCAAATTATGCGGTTATTTGTGATAGCCATTGGAACTATGCCGTTGTTTCGCGCGTCTATTGCGCACGCTAACGCTTTCTCCAAGTCCTCCACGCCGCCTTTTTTCTGCCATCTGAAAACGTATTGGATTACTTGTGCCCAGTCGCCCGAGTAGTAGCGGCTAATGTCAAAGCATTCAAAATGCGTTTCGCCGTCATCGTATTTGTAGTATTCTGGTGTGCTCATAATACCCCCTTTATTTTGTGTGGTTTGGTTCTTCTAGTGGCATTCGCGGCGTGCAATAGCCGTAGTCTTCTGTCAAGTATTTGCGGATTAGCTCATCGTAAGCGTCCAAGTATTGGATCGCACTGTCTGGCACGCGCGGCGCCATCTCGCTGTATGCTTGACTCATGCGTTCTCGCACGCGCTCAATCGTCTTATCTTTCTGGCTAATGTTTACTGCCATTATTTCTCCAAAATGTTTATCGTCTTCCACTTTCTGTCTAACACGGTTCGCCATGCGCTTGTGGTGCGTATGCTTTCCATGATGCGCTCGCCTGAGTCTCGTAGTCGCCATGTGACTATTTGCGCGTGTGCGTTGGTTACGCCTTGTAGGTAGTCGTGTACGATTTCCCCGTTGGATCGTATTGCGATTACGCTTGCTCCGTCTAGGTCGTTTGGGTGCGTGTAGCCCAGCGCGCGCAAGATGCGTGTTAGATCTAACGGTGGTTGCTGAATATTCGTCTTTTCCATTCTTCTGATACTGTCGTGTTTTTAATTATTGCTTTTACGTGCTGCTCTGTTAATCCTGTTTGCTTGCATATGTAGCTCATTGGTATGCCGTCCGCATGCCACCTTTGGATTAAGTCGATTGCTCTTTTGCTTACCATGGTTGTGTCCCCTTTGGTTGTTTACAGCCTGTTAGAGTGTTCATATATTGGGCTAGGTTGTGGTGGGGTGGGATTTTTTTGATGTTGATATGTTGATTTGTGTAGATTGTGATTGACTTGTAGCGTGGAGATAGGGAGAATCCGTATGAGATTATTGTGAGGTATGCGGTATCAAAGTGTTTCCCTTTGATTATGGATCCTGTGTATTGAGTTTTTCTCATTTTGTTTCCTTTTCTTTTTTGTGTGCTTCTTCGTACCAGCGGTTCGCATCGTAGATGATGCTTTTAAGCATGTGTAGTGGCATTGTTACGTATTGTTGCCCGACGGTTTGGAGTGTGCTGATGCCTACGCCACGTTTCTTATGTATTACCGCATAATAGAAGGCATTATCGTTTTTTGCTTCGGCTTCGGCTTCTCGCATGTATTCGGCTAGTCGCATTCTCGCTTCGTTTTTGCATTCGAGTACCATTCGATTGCCGCAAAACGTGACGCCGCTGATGTCTCCACGGTCGCATGTGCCGTTGAGCGCGCGGCGTTCGATAGTTTCATCGCATAGCTTGTCTTTTAAGTATTCGACGATTGCGCTTTCAAACGCCGTGCCCTTCTGTTTTTGCCTGCTCACTTTTCACAGTCCTCATGGTTTGCGATGGTGAGCAAGAGTGCGCGCTGGTGTTCTAAATAATCTTTCACGTTTTCTGGCAGCTTGAGTTTGATGGGGGTAGGTTCGGCATCAGAATTTTCTTCGTAGAATTCTATGTCAGCGTTTTCGATAGCATCAGCGGCTTGAGCGTATGCTTTTAATTGCTTGTACTGGTTTTTGTCCACGTGAATGCAGAAGCTGATTTTGCGTACGGTTTCGTATCCTATGTTTTCTTTGCTGAATGTGATGAAGTTGAGGGCTTCTGGCTTTAAACAGTTTTGTAGCATGTTTAATGCTTTTTCGGATTCTTCTGTGCCGAGGACGTTGACTTTCTTTTTCATTTTGTGTTCTCCTTTTTGTTTGGTATGAATTTTGCTTCGACTAGATATTCGCTCATGCATGGTGTTAATCGTGCGTCGTAGCGTCCTCCGCGTGGTTTGCGGAAGGCTACGAGTCCTCCGTGTCGGATTTTTGATGCGAGGGGTGCGGCGGTTGAGCGTGGCACTGTTGCGATCTGTATCCATACGTTTGGGTTTTTGCGGCATTGTTTTGCTAATGTCACATAGTTGTCGTGTGAGCGTTTGGTGCGCGGGCCGTCTATGACCGGGTCGTATGGTCTCAGTACGCCTGTGCGTAGCGTAAATGCGGTTGTATCTACTGCCATGAGTGGCTCTGGTAGTTTTCCTGTGAAGAGTGCGATTATGCGCTGTCTGAGCGTGAGTTTCATTTTGCGTCTCCTAGAATTCTGGTTCTGGGTCGGCGTCTGGGTTTCCCCACTCGTCGGTTTGTGGCTGAGTGTTCCATGGATCTGATTGGGCGGCAGCCTGTGGTTGCGCGTATGGCGTAAAGCCTTGTTGTGGCGCTTGCATGGGTTGCGCGTTAGCGAGGCTCCCATGTTTCAACGCGCGCCCGACTTCATTGACGGTTAGCTCTAGGCTCGTACGCTGCACGCCTTGCTTATCCGTGTAGTCGCGTTGCTCTAGAGTGCCTTTTACGATTACGCTCATGCCTTTGTCTAGTTCGGCGGCGGCGTGTTCGGCTAAGCCGTTCCATGCTGTGCAGCGGACTTTGGTTGTTGTAGCATCTACCCAGTTGCCTGTGGCTTGGTCTTTGACGCGGCGAGTGCTGTAGACTACGATGCGCGCTAGTTTGGTGCCGCTTGGTGTGGTTTCTAATTCTGGCTTGACGGCGAGGTTGCCTGTGATTGTGGCGGATATCATTTTTGTTCTCCTTCTTGTGTTGATCCTTGCGTGCGATTCGTGCTTTGCTCGCGTATCCACTCGTGCGCTTGGTGCATTAGTGTTTGAGGGTTTGCAAGTATTGCTTCCGCATCAGTGTAGGTCATTGCTGCGGTTGGAGTTGGGAGGATTTGTTCTTGTATAAAGTGCGTTGCTAGCATTCTGCTTAGGATTCCAGCGTCGTGTAAGAGTTTTAGAATTTTGTCCTTTTGTTCTCTGGTTGCTAGGCGTGGTGTTGCTGGGTTTGATTGTGGTTCGTTGACTACTTCCGCTTCGACGATTTCGACTTTTTGTTTAGGTCCTACAGTTTTTTCTGTTTCTTCTACTTTTGCCTCTACGTCATCAAAGTCACTCATTTCGTCTGGCGTGTAGTCGATGCCGCATAGCGCCTCACTACAAGCGTCGCGCGCGCAATCTGTGATAGCGCGCTTTTTTAGCATTGTGGCTGGCTGCTTAATATAGTTACTGTTGTTTAACAGTCCCATGCGCTGCGCCCATGCTCTATCGCGTTTTGATACAAACGGGTGGTCTGGGTCATCGCGTCTAATGATTGTGCATATTGCGCATTCTTTGCCGGGTGTTTCGTCTACTTCGATTCGTAGCTTGTGTCCTGCTTTGCGCACTTGTGCGGCTATAAGGCTTGCGCTCATTGTTGGCTTGCCTTTTATTACGTTGATTTCGCTTAGGCTTTGGATAGGCGAGATTCCCACGCTTTGCCCTAGTGTTACCGCTACGAAGACGTCGGCTGGCTTATTGCGATAGGCTTCTGGCACTAGCGTAGATTGCGCGTATAGTGCTGCTATGTCTTTTTGCTCACTAATTGTGAGTTCACTACTCATTCTTGCCTTCTTCGATTTCTAGTGTGGCTGGGTTTATAATACCGTTGAGTTCTAGTGGATCACTGTTGTATGAGCGGTCTAGTTTCACGGATACTACTGCGCCGCGTCCGTTTTTGTATTCGACGCCTTGTGGGATTTCTCCGTCATGCGCGCGGATTAGTTTTTCTAAAAAGTCTGGTTCGCAAGCCTCGTCGCATGGCATTATGGTTTCGTACCATGCGTCGCGTCCGTCGTCTAGAGTCCATTGGATTTGTCTTAGGATTGCAGCGTATTTGCGAGGGTCGTTTACAACATAGTGCCCTTCGCTGCCTTTGCTTATGCTGATTGTTCCTACGGTTTTATTGTTGAATCGTAGGTCTTCTGTTGTTCCTGCGTCAACTTGGTCTGCCCACACGTTTTTTGCTGTTTTTAGCGTGTTTTCGATTCGTTTTGTCCACTTGGTTAGTGTGGCGATTACGGCGTATAGTTCGTGTGCGCTGAGGTTACTTAATTGGTCTTCAAGGTCTGTGATTTCTTTTTTACCACTCATCAGGTTCTCCTTTTTGTTTGCTGATTATTCCTGCGATAAGTTTTTCTACTTCACAGCGATAACGCCATGCATCGTCTACGGATTCAAGAAGCTGTTCGTGCTCGCTGTTGAATTCGTTATTGAGTTCTTGCCATGCGTCGTTTGCGTCGCTATATTTTGAGTAAAGTTTTTCTGCATCTTTTTTGGCTTGTATGAGCGCGCTATCTTTGTTTTTTGCATTCAAGAGTTCGCGTTCAAGACGTACTTCTTCTTCTATTGCTTGCTTATACTCTGCTAGTGCTTCTGCCAGTTCGTCTTCAACCATTGTTTGCCTCTGTTAGTTTGCTGATTATTTCATCGACGCGTTGTTTTACTTCGTACCACTCATGGCGCGCGGTTTTTATCGCGTCTATAAGCTGAGCGTGCTCGTCATCGAATTGTTTATCGAGTTTGCCCCACTTTGCTAATACTTCTTCATATTTGCTTTTAGTTTTGTCAACTTTCGCCCTGGCTTGTTTGAGTGGCTGACATTCTTCTCTCGCGGAATCGTATTCTTTTCCTAGTTGCGTGTATTTTTCGTCCGCTTTTTTAAGTTGTGCTAGCGCTTCGTCTAGCTCTTTGGTAATCATTTTCCCCTCCTTTAGTCGAGTAGTATGCCAAGTAGTTCGTTGTATGCTTTCTGGTATTTTTGCGAGTAGTATTCAACTACGCCTACTTCGCGAATTCTGTTTTGTCGCTGATGTTTTAACGCTTTACGCATTTTCTGCGTCGCGTTGAGGATTCTTTTCTTATTTTTCATTCGGATCAATCCACACTTCTAGAGTTGAGGCTATTTGATGGGTTTTGCAAGTTTCTTGTATTTCTCGCAATGTTTCAGCACGCGCGTCTGTTTCGTCTGGTTTTAGGTTGATAAACTTGACGAATTTTTTAACGCGCTCCGCTTTCATGTAGTCGGCAAACATTCTGATTTTTTTGTTTAATGTTGCGTAAGCGAATTCTGAGTTGCATTGTAGAGGGTGGGGAATGGTTGATTCTAGTTCTTTGAATGCGTCTGTCATTTCGCTTAGTGTCCTGCCAGGCTTGTCGCATGTTTCAACGAATGCTTTTAATGCTTCTTCGGTTGTCATACTGTTGCTCACTTTTATCACCATTCCGAACTGTTGACACAAGCGGCAATTGCGTAAAGAATCACGCTAATTAGCGCAATGAAAGACGCGAATGCCATGTATATTCCGCATGGGAGAATCCACTTATCTAAAGCGTGAGTGAACGCGGTACTAATGCACACTACAGCGCAAAAAGTAGTAGGGGCAAGCACGAAAATTATGCGTGCTAAAACTTTGCCAAATGTTGGGTTGTTCATTTTTTCCTCTCAGATTGTTTATGGGATTTGTTTCTTATTTTTCGTTCGGATCACTTTCACTGATGAAAAGTAGCATTTTCATCGTTTTGAAGAGGTCTTTTATTTCTTGTAGGGTTTCAGCTCTTTTGACTGTTTCGTCTACTGGTAGATTCACGAATTTAATGAATAGCCTGCCTTGTTCTACAGCGTAAAAACTTATTAGTGCGTCGAGTTTTTCTATTTGCGAGGCGTTTTTGAGCGCGTAGTCGCATGATAATGGGTAGCGTATTGTTGCTTCTAATATTTTGTACGCATTTATCATTTCGTCGAGTGTTGCTGTTTTTCTATCGCATGTTTCGACGAATGTTTTTAATGCTTCATCAGTGGTCACGCGACACCTCGTATTGTTGACGGGATTTGAATATTGTGTGTTTCTAGTAGTTGTTTCATTACTATGAGCGCGCCACCGAGGATGCTGATCGTATGTTCGCATTCGTCTAGTAGACTGTCTGTTTCTTCCATGTCGTAGCCTGCGGCAAACGTGGCTGTGCTTATTTTTGCTTCACGTACTTGTTTTGGGGTAAGTAACATGAGTCGTTCCTTTCATTAGTGGGGGCACGGTTAGCGTGTGTTTAAGGGTTTGTTTTTTTAATTGGAGCGTCCCCATAACCGTGCCCTTTGTGCGCGTGCGAAGAGTCGAACTTCGCGCCTCTAGCTTGCTTGAGTACATGACGAGTGAAACAATTTCAAGAGATTCCGTCTCAGATTTTTGTTTCGCTAGAGTGCCGTTTTACGCGCTTGAGTTTTGTTAGTTTATTTTTTTGCCGAGTTGTTTAGTCCACCATGTTTCTGCGCTTTTTGCGTCTATGAGTAGTGTGCTGCCGCGTTTACTGTCGCTTGTAGCAGCTTTTAACTTGCCGCGCGCGATTAGCTGTTTTACCATTGGTATGCTCATCGAGTACATGGTGGCGAATTCTTTCACACTGTAGGCTTTTTTTGGTTGTTTATTGGTGTAGATCCGTTCGATTCGGTCGAGTTGTTCGCTGATTCGGTCGAGTCGCTCATCGTAGTGTTTGATGATGTCTCGGCTTGTGTATTCTTGTGTATCCATTCGATGCTTTCTCGTGTTGCTCGTTCTTGTTTGCTTGCTAGTGCGCCCATTATTGAGAAGATTATTAGTAGTAATCCTGCTGGTAAACACAGGTAAGCTGGCGGTTGTGTGAAGGCTGTGACCACGAGGATTATGCCTGCTGCTGCTAGTATTGCGGATATTATTAAGCAGAATACGTATTGTTTTTTGCTCATTGGTTTTCTCCTATGTGTGGTTCTGCTGTTAGTGTGCCGAGGACTCCTAGTGTGGCTAGTAGGATTCCGAGAAAGTTGAGTCCGTTAAAGTATGCGACGTTGTGGATCGCGAGCCACATGCCTGTGGCGAAGGCTGTTAGGCTGAGGATTATTGTTAAGTATGGGTATTTTTTAGCGAACATTTCGTGGTTTCCTTTCTGCATGTTCGAGTTCGTCTTCTAAGTGGATTTTTTGTTTGTATACGGTCATTACTGCCGCGTCTGCGGTTTGGTATGCTTCGGTTGCTTGTTTTAGTTTTTCTTTCACGGTTTTGAGATTGCTTTTTGTTTCTTTTGTTACGTGTGCTGCGAGTTCTCTTTCGGCTTGTGCACGGTCGAGTATGGCTTGGAGCCGATTGTTTTCAGCATTGTGACGGTTTTCTAATGCTTGCGCGAAGGCTGCTTTTATGTGCGTGAGCTGCTGTTTTAGTTCTTTGATTTTGTCATTCATTGTTATTCCACGTTTTTGAGGATTAGGTAGAGTATGTATGCGAAAATGCCTGAGATTCCTAGTCCGAGTACGGTTTCTTCTATTGCGTTGATTAGGTGGTTAATGTTTTGCGGTGTCATTTTCTGCTTCTTTTGCGATTAGTTGCCACATGCGGTTTTGCGCGCCTCTTCGCTGGTCTCGTGCTCCTATGAGGTGCCAGTGCGCCATTTTGTAATCCCAGTTGTTTTCTAGGGTGTCTAGGATTTTGCGCGCTTTTCGCTGTTCGATGCCTATTTGTTCAATGAGCTTGTGCTCTTCTGTTTTGAGTTTCTTGCGTTGTTCTCTGAGTTTGTTTATGTTTTGTTGTGTTTTAGCGTAGTCTAGGGTTTCGTTGATGAATTGATCTTTTATGTCCGTGTAGCCTTGTTCGGCTTCGTTGTATTTGCGTGCGGCTGTTATCCAGTCTTGTGCGGCTTCTTCAATTTCTGGTGTCATTGTTGGCTTCTTCTTGTAAGGCTTGTTTTAGTTGTTCGTCTATTTTGTTGAAGATTTCTGATTTTTCGCGGTAGTCTGCTGCGGCGTTTTGTTTAACAAATAATGCTTTATACATTTCATCCATTGCCGCATTGCGTTTTTCGCTTAGTTCTTTGATTTTGTCGCTCATTGTTATTCCTCGTTTGGTTCGTTTTCCAGTTCGTTTATGTTTTTGACGTTTGTTATGTAGATGATGTTTTTAGCGTGTTGGTTGATTATTGTTGTGGTTGTTTCTTTCGCGCTCATTGTTATTCCTTTGCTGGTTCTTTTAGAAAACTTATTGGCGAACGTTTCGTAAGATTTGCGAGCGCCGCAAGTTCAATAACATTGAATGGACTATGTACAGGATTATTTAAGTGCCTACTTAATGTTTGTCTTGCCATTCCAGTGAGCCTAGCGGCTTCTGCGATAGTGTATCCAGATTTCTCTAATGCTTTTTGCACATTAAATGATGTGTTTTTTGAGTATGTTTCGTAAGTCATATTTTTATAGTATGCCAAATTTGGCACGATGTCAAACACGACACGCCAAGATTGGCACTATATAAAAACAATTAGCAAATATAAAAAAGCATTATAATCGCTTAAATTCTGCCAAAAATGACGTTTTTATAAAAAACGATTGCCAAGAATGGCATTAACAACAGCCAGTGGATAATGTAATATAAAAGCTATGAATATGTACAATAAAGCTTTTGCTGCAGCCCTATCAGAGGCTAGGGAATCAGCAGGCGTATCAATAATAAGCCTCTCCAAGAGGACAGGCATTTCTCTTAGGACTCTAAATAGAGTATTAAAAGGTGAAACAGATATTAATGTGTCGCATATCTACCTAATCGCGACAGAGTTAGGTCTAGCCCCAGAAGATATTGCAGATAAGGCTGATATGTATTTAACTAAAGCTGCACTTGATGCGATTGATGAAAAATGAAAATTTGAGCTTATGTATAAGGTTATGCTAATGGTTATGTATAAGGTTATGTATAGTTCAACAAAAACATAGAACCAAAGGCTCTACAAAAATGTAGAACCTTGAGTCTACAAAAATGTAGAACCTTGAGTCTACAAAAATGTAGAACCTATAAATAAAAAAATCCTCGCCGTGAAAAATCTACCCTTCACAGCGAGGAATGAAAACCTAGTAACAGCTTTCTTGGTTAGTGTATCACACTAGCGAGAATGCAGAAAGTGACGTAATTATGGGATTTAGAAACGCTCAACTAATATCTCAACTCGCTAGTAAAGGTATGCTAAACGTAAAACACTCGGACGGCGTGGAGTCTATAAGCTTCCCAGAGTTTGGAGTCTTAAAAGTACTAGCAGAAAGTACAGCTGATTACCCTTTAGACGAAGAGGCAAAAAGAAAAGATTTGCTTCCACGTACATATATGTACGGTTGGCTTTCTATAGCCTCTTCACTCGGTATGACTTTATCAAGCGATATAAGTGAGATCCAAAACATAGGGGGGCGTCCGCGCAACTTAAAGAAAGAAACGGCTGCTATCAATCGCATTAGTCGTATAGTTAAAAAATTAGAGGCTAAAGGACTTGTTAAGCGTTTAAGGCAAAACAGTTATAGTCAACGACTTAATTCTGTTTGGCTTTTAACTATAGGGACTAAAGAAGAAAATGCCGTGTGCGAGCAATACGTGCGTGCTAGACTAAGTATTGCTCCGTCTAAGCCAGAATCTACGCCGTCTATAACGCAAACCGTGAATCAAACCGCGAGCGCCGCTAGCCTCTTGCCGCGTCCGCCTGCAATTATCACGGCTGAGGATTCACCAACACCCCCAACGCCACCAACCGTTGAAGATGAGCAGCAAGACGATACACCTAAAGAAAAGACGCAAGCTCCAGTAAGGCACTTTATTGGCTTTAGAAGCCAAACGTGATAGAATAGTAAGTGGATTAAACCTCTGTTTCTCTCTCTGATAATTGAATAGGTTTCTCAAACCGAACAAAGCGCGTTAGTAGTTTTTATCCCATTTTCTACCAGCGCGCTTTACTTATATAAAAAAATAGGATACGGGTTTTAACGCCGTACCCTAGAGTCTCCACTTACACATGGCAAGCGAGTTAACAAACGCCGCCGCAACGACGTAGGAAACTCCTTCTACAAGAAGTAGACGAGCTACATTCAATATTACTCGCTAAACAATCGTCCGCCAAGCGCCTCAGCCTGCTCACGCCGTCGTTCGTCCGCCGCGTGCTGATATATCATCGCAATCTTCGGATCTGAATGCCCTGCCATATCCATCAGCTCTTTAACAGTCGCGCCGCTCTGCGCAAGCCACGTCAAACACGTGTGACGCAAAGCATGAAAGTTAAGACTCATGCGCACACCAGCACTCTTCTTAGCGTTAGTGTAATACTTTCTAAGCATGGTAGTTCTAATAGGCTCATCATGCTTCAGTGTTGACGGGAAAAGCCAATCAGAGTCGTCAAGATTAAGTGTTTTAACATGCTCTCTAATCATCGGCACAAGCTCCGACGGTATAGGCTCTGTACGCGTCGAACGCTCCGTCTTAGGACTCGTAGTAGGCTCAAGCGCGTTCGGCGTCGTGGAGCGCGTTCTTTCTACTCTCAGCTTATGCGAGCGCAACTCGATATCACTAACTTTCAGCGCACACACTTCGCCAATACGCAAGCCAACAAGAGCCGCGATATACACACTAAGCGCATACTGTGGAGGCATAGCCTCATAAATTAGTTTAATCTCGTTTTCCGTTCCTGGCTCAATCTCTTTCTTGCGCACGACGTTAGGCTCTGACTCTATTAGCGGATTTGTGGCTAGTAGTGGTGGGGTGCCATCTAGCCCAGGCTTCATTGCCGAGTGAATCATCGCGCGTAATACTTTCATTGTGCAGCGTATCATGTCTGGCTGCGACGGATCTAAGCTTTCTCTAAAATCGTGCACATCTTGAGCCGTAATCTCGCTAATAGGTTTGTCTCCCAGAACAGGACTAATGTGATTGCGATAATAGCCTTCATTATGATATTTTGTGCTAGCTTTTAGAGGCTTTCCTCTAAAGCGTCTTTGCTCAAGCCAGTCGGGAAAGTACGCGTCGAAGGTAATAGTTTTTGACGCCTCGCGTCGTTTAACCTCTTGAGGCGGCACCCAGATACGCTCTTCAATCTCATACTCGGCTTTACGTAGCCAGTCCTCCGCCGCACGCTGCTGCATGATAGGAAAACTCTTAGACTGCACTTTAGGCAAGTTCTGCCACAAGCTGAACGCATACATTGGCGTATGATACCGTGCCACTACCCTAGTCGGACTCTCCTTGTTCGGACGATAGCTTAACGTCCCAAAATCTTTTACCAT